AATATTAGGACAGGCTGAGATTTATGATAAAATGTTTAACAACATGAAGTTTTATAGACAGCCTGATGGCGGGGTATATAAAAATAAAGTTTGGTCAAGAAGAGAATACAAATAAGGAGAATAAAATGGAAACATGGACAGAAAAAATAGACCTTGGTGATGGAATCTTTTGTTACAAGGGTGTAATTAAAAAAGAAATTGATGTAATAAAAAGACTTGAAGATAATCTTAAGCCAGAAGGAGATACTACTGGGTACAGCTGGCAACCTGCGTATGTAGGATACAAACAACTAATGCCAGACTATAGAGATTGTAATGATTTTAAGTTTAAGAAAACAGATATTGAAAATGATAAAAGTCAAGTTAGTTTAAACCTTCAGTCGCTTTGGCAAGATCTTTATGATGTAAAATTACCAGCAGTAGAAGATTATTGCAGAATGTATAATATTCATAATTTAAAATATTGGGAAGCTTTTAATTTTATTAAATATGGTCAAGGTCAACACTTTATGGAACATCACGATCATGGGTTTTCTTATAATTGTACTGTTTCTTTAGTTTCATATGTTAATGATGATTATGAGGGCGGAGAACTTTTCTTTAGACTACAGAACCTAAAAGTCAAAGCAGAGGCTGGGGATTTATTTATTTTCCCATCAAACTTTATGTATCCACATCAAGCCATGCCAGTAACTTCTGGAACTAAATACTCTATTGTAACAATGCTTGATTACAGTAAAAAGTTTCATACTCCAGAAATGTATAGTGCAGAGGCAGACTAATGTTTAATATCTCAGTTGAAAAAACACAAGGAGCTTTGTTTGATATTAAGCCCATGTCAATTAAAAGAGATTGGATGGATGTAACATCAGAAGGCCATGCCTATAGATGTTTTCCAGTAACCCAGTCAAACGTAATTGGCTGGAGCCTTTCTTGTGTAGAGGATATTGAGTTTATTTGGGATGGAGTTAATGATCAAACCCCAGATCGTATTGAAATATTTAGCCCATCAGGAGCATATTCTGGAAGAGGTCAATCCTCTATAAGCTTAAATACGGGTTTAGTTTTTAGAACAGACAAAGATGTAAGTATTTTTACTATTAATCCAGTAAATTATTTTAGTGATGAGTTTGAAACAATGTCATCATTAATGAGCACCTCTTTTTATGACAATCCTCTGCCTTTAGCTATTAAGGCAAAGGTAGCAAACAAGAGAGTAGTTATCAAAGCTGGAACCCCAGTTGCTACAATAATTCCTATATCTTTGTCAAACTTAAACGGTACAAATATTGAAATTGTTAACTACCAAGATGATGATAGAAAAAGACTAGATGCAAATCTTTCTTACGGGTCTGCTGCACAAGAAATAAACAAAGTCGGGAAATGGACAGACTGGTATAGAGATGCGGTAAATGAAAACAAAGAATCTAAAGGTTCTCATGAGGTAAAAACATTAAAACTAAGCGTAACAGATAATACGAAGGGTGATATAATATAAATATGGAACAAAATAATGAATCATATACAGTAGTTAAAAGAACACCATCTATAACTCCATCTGGTTGGTTTGGGGATAGCAAAGACATGATTGTTGAGCTAGAAAACTTTATGACCGAAGAAGAAATAGAGTTTTTAGAAAAGGCTGCCAAATCTTTAACAATTTGGGATGTAACTCAAAGCCATACAAATGAAAATGGAACTGTTACATATGACTCAGATTATTGGAAAGATAGAGTTGCAACTCAGCCAACTTTAGATAAAAATGATCCTAAAATATCACCAATAGTTGCTGGCCTATTTCAAAGATTAAAACCAATTGTTGAAGAGTTTTATAAGGTTGAAGTTCATCCAACTGGGACAACTATTGTTAAATGGCTTCCTGGACAATTTCAAAATCCTCATGCAGATAAAGAACTTCATGAAGGACCAGATGCTGGAACTCCAAATGACTTTCCTAACTATGATCTTTCTAGTTTGTTTTATTTAAATGACGACTACGAAGGTGGAGAGTTATACTTCCCACTACAAGGTGTGCAGTTTAAACCTAAAAAGGGTGCTGCTTATTTTTTCCCAGGAGATAAAAATTATATTCATGGAGTAACTGAAATTAAAAGTGGTTTAAGATTTACATGCCCATTTTTTTGGGAGATTACAAAACATACAGGAGATAGGCAACCATAATGAACCTAAGTAATAAATCCAGAATAACAAAAAACATAGTGGTTTATAAAGATTTTATAAGCAAAGAAGATTGCAAAAAAATGATTCAAGCCTTAGATGCTCAAGCAGCCAATGGTGCAATCTCTTGGATGCCTATTTCTTTTTATGAGTCATACTCCTCTGTCCTTCCACAAGATAATGATCAAGAGTTGCTTGATGCTGAACTATCTCCAACTATATTTTCAGATATTGAAAAAACAATGCCAGAAGCAATTGCTTCAGTCCACGACCTTGATCCAAAAACAATTTCTAAGATTGGATATCACACACAAAAGTGGGAGCCAGGAGCATACGCAAGAATACACTCAGACAACACAGATGCTGAAGGAAAGTCAGGCGCATTTACAAGAAGCCGCTATGCAGGATTCCTATATCTCAATGATGATTTTGAAGGTGGACTGCTTAAGTTTCCAGATCAAAATATAGAGATTAAACCAGAAGTCGGAATGCTTGCCGTATTTGACGGGGGATTTAACAACATGCACGAAGTATCCCTAATAGAAAGTGGAGTAAGATACACCATTGGATCTTTCTGGGATGATAGAGAAGAGTCTGATTATCCACAAGAACTAAGAGATGCTTGGGCTGAAGAAATGAAAGCAACCAGAGCACAACAAGAAATTGAAAGAGCCGAATGGCAAGATCTTCTAAAGCAAGGTTGGAAGATAGATGCTAATGGAAATAAATACAAGGTGGAAGATTTAGAAAAAAATGTCTAATTTTCTAACAAACATATTAAAAGAAAATAACTTTCAAATTGAGGAAGTTACTAATGACATTGTATTAGTTAAAGATTTTTTTTCTAAAGATGAACTAGATCAAGTTTTTAAAATTATAGATTCAACCCCAAATGAAGAATGGTTTATAGAATATCATGCTAATCTAAAAGGCTTTTGTATGCAAAAATTTGGCAGAGACGATGTTGATAATTTAGTTGCTGAAGGCAAATTTGAAATAACTCAAAACTGGCAAGATAAAAATTTAAACATAGCACGATATCCTTTTCAAAAAGATTTGTTTAATAGACTAAATGATTTGGTTCAAGCAGTTGATAACACAATAGAATTAAGTGGTTTTGCAACAATTCAAAGAATGCAGGAAGGCGTTGAGTTAAAAGCTCATACAGACCAGGATACAGATCCGTCAATTAGATATGCTGCAATTTTGTATTTAAATGATGACTATGTTGACGGAGAATTATTTTTTCCAATTAATGGCTTAGAGCTTAAACCAGAATCTGGAACAATGCTTATTTTCCCAGGGAACGCAGAATATAATCATGGAGTCAAACATGTAGGTCCTGGCCCAATTAGATACGTACTGGTTGGATTTATTAAAGAAAAAGGATTTTATGAGAAGAATAGATACTAAGGGAGAAACAAATGAATAAAGAAATTTTACATGAAAAAGTATACTACTATGAAAATGGTGTTAAAAACTTTGAAGAACTTATGAAAAACATTCATGAGTTAGATGAGATAGATAATCCTCAGCCTTGGGAAAACTGGACTGCCTCAAACGATAAAGATTTTATCTATGGTAAAACTATGTCATTTGATAAAAGTCAAATAGGTCAAATGGAAGATCCATACAAGTCTAGAATGACCTATATTTTTGATACTATTATGGAATCATTCTATGATGTTTCTAAAGATTTTGCCACCTCTATTGGAGATAATGATGAACCAAGACTGTTTCCAGTGTTTAATGTTAAAAAGTATAAATCTGGAATTGGAATGGGTGCCCACTTTGATCAACTAGATGGTGACCAAACCTTAAGATATTCTTTAGTCATGTACTTAAACGATGATTTTGAAGGTGGAGAAATATCCTTTAAGTTGTCTGACTATAAAAATATAGGAGAGTTCCCATCTCCAGATCTTGACTATGATGTTGCTGTTGCAAAGAATGAAATTGATTTTGGACTAAAGCCTAAAGCTGGAAGCATTATCATATTCCCTTCTTCAGCACCATATCATCACACCGCCCATATTGTAAAAACGGGATTCAAATACATGGTTCCAAGTCACTGGATACATAACAACATGGAACTTAATCGCAGTCAGAGTATGTAGTTGAAAACAGCTATAGTAACTGGAGCAAGCAAGGGTGTAGGGTTAGCAACAGTTAAACGTTTGTCCGAAAATGGATACAAGGTTATTGCTGTTTCAAGGAACCTTTCAAAGGTATCTGAGTTTATATCTGATAACGTTGAGGTATATAACCTAGACATAACAGACTCTAAAGCAATAGAGGGCTTCTTTGAAAAATACAAAGATATTACTCTAGATCTTCTGGTTAATAATGCTGGAGGAGGATCGGGTCCAACTCATATTATTAATGAAACTCCAGAAAACTTCAGAAAAGCCTATGACATAAACGTTACTGGCCCCATGTACTTATCTCAACTCTTTGTTCCTTGTATGGAAAGATCAGACTCTCCAACTATTATATTTGTTACTTCTTTTGGCGGTAAGGTTCCATATCGTGGTGGAGGAAATTATACAAATGCTAAAAGAGGTGAGCGTGGTTTGATTGACACAATGAGACTTGAGTTTCCTCAATTTAGAATTAAGATTACAGAAATATGTCCAGCAACTATTGATACCCAAGAACAAAAACGGGATAACGCATTAACTGCAGAAGATTTAGCAGAAGCAATTTACTGGGTAGGATCATTACCAAGTCATGTTAACATAAATGAAATTGAAATTTGTCATATCAACAGCAGCAAGTATAATTAGTTTTTTATTTATAACACTTTCGTTATATAAAAGTACTAACTATAAACAATAACTTTATAGATTAAATCTGAGCGTGGAATTGTTTTTAATTCTATGCTATACTTAGGACTACTTCCGATTCTACGAAGTACTCAACCAATATTAGAAAGGTGGCATACTTAAATGTCAGATGTTTTTTCGTTTCGCTTATCAGAGGATTTTGTAAATAAATATAGTAATACTCCAGCACCGTTTGGATTTTCAGATGCGGGTAGCAACTCTTTAGGAGAAATTACTTTTATCAGAACATATTCTCGTGTTAAAGAAGATGGAACAAAAGAACGTTGGCACGAAGTATGTCGCCGTGTAATTGAGGGTATGTACTCAGTTCAAAAGAATCATGCTAAAGATAATAGACTACCTTGGAATGATAATAAATCACAGAAGTCAGCACAAGAAGCTTTCCAAAGAATGTTTGAATTAAAGTGGACACCTCCAGGTAGAGGCCTCTGGGCTTTTGGAACTCCAATGACTATGGAGAAAAGAAACTCAGCCTCACTACAAAATTGTGCAATGGTTTCTACCCGTGACATTGATCGTAATGATCCAGGTGCCCTTTTTGCTTGGGTAATGGATGCTTTAATGTTAGGAATTGGAGTAGGGTTTGATACTTTGGGACAAGATAAACAAATGTCTATCTATGCCCCTACAGAGCCAGTTTCTATCTATGAGATTCCTGATACCCGTGAAGGCTGGGTAGAGTCTGTTCGTCTTTTAATTAATTCATTTTTACGCCAAAATCAATCTATTCAAGAATTTAACTATGACCTTATCCGTCCTCTAGGATCAGCCATTAAAGGCTTTGGTGGGGTCGCTAGCGGTCCAGAACCATTAATTCAACTACACATACGCATACGTAATGTCATTGGCTCTAGAGCAGGAGAAGTACTAGATAGTCGTGCAATTGTTGACATTGTTAATCTTATTGGAACATGTGTTGTTTCTGGAAATGTTAGACGTTCTGCTACCTTGGCTTTAGGAACGCCAGAAGATAATGGTTTTATTAATTTAAAGAATCCAGAAGTATTTCCTGAAAGAAATTCATTTGATCCAGAA